AATAAAAAATATAAAAAATATAAAAAATATAAAAAATATAAAAAATATAAAAAATATAAAAAATATAAAAAATAAATATAAAAATAAATATAAAAATAAATATAAAAATAAATATAAAAATAAATATAAAAATAAAAATATAAAAATAAAAATATAAAAATAAAAAACATTCTTGTGTTTTTTATTTTTATTTCGAAGCAACATTTTTTTGAAACCAGTTTACAATAGATTCTTTGGAATATTTTTCTTTAAATTGGTTTAAATATGGCAACTGTTTGCGAATTTGCTCCAAAGGATATATATCGGCACAAATGCAATCGTTGTATATATGGCGAAACATATAACTATTTGATATGGCAATTGGCACATTTACTGAGAGAGCATAGTCAATTACGCTACTTATACCACGACCTTGCATCCGGTCATACATAAACACATTCATAGTATTGGATTGCAAAAATAAAAGCATGTCATCATTTTCAAAAAAATCATTACTTATTAATAGTTCAATGCCAGGTTTCCTTGGAACAGAAATACAATGGTTTACTGTATTTACTAATTGTGATTTTGGACAATAATGCCCCAATGGAATAATCAGTTTTATAATTGCTTTGTCATATTGATTATTAATAAGTCGAATCATGCGGTCAAACCCCTTGTTTGTAAATCCAAAGCCAAATGAACCAAAAATAGGTATATCGGAGCCTTTGTTATGATTGATAAATTTAGATATTGAAGAATCTTTTGGTATGTTGTAGAATAAAGGTCTTGGAATCCCATTCGGCATATTTGGGTCAATATTTAAAATAGAATCAAAAAATGACCCATCGGATTCATGTAAAATTCCATAATTTTTTATGAACTTATCATTTATGGTGCAAATTATATTTGTATTGGTTAGCCATTCCATTGGAATACTATGATAATTAAATATCATAACATCTGGAGAAGATTCGTGAATAATACGAACATAGTCATTATAGTCATTGACTTCTTTATATTCAACCATAGATTCCAAACATTTTGAAAGTCTGAGTCCATATTGATATACGCCACAATTTTTATAATACGTGTTTAAAAATATTATTTTCATTTATATTATTTATATTATTTGTTTTTTTATATATCATTTTTGCAATATAAAATATAGAAAATCCATATAAATATTATTAAACAATAAAAGTAACATGTCGTTAACATATTATTCTTTTTCGGACAGAAAGGATGGATTTGGTGCTCAATTTCAAACACTAATATATTCTATTATTTTTTGTGAACAAAATAAACAAAAATTTTTATACAAAGGAATAACCAATATAGAGCATAATTATGATAATGACCCAAATTATATAAATGAAATTGATGAAATAATGAATATAAAAAAAAATTATGCAACTATGACAACATTTAAAAATAATGATGTCATTCGTGAATTGCCGTTTAATAAGTTAATAAATATAATTGACCGAAAATTTGATTATTATTTATCAACACCAGCATTTCAACGATATAAAAACATATTTTGGCAAAATAAAGTAAAACACAATTTTAATAATAATAAATTCAATGTAGCAGTCCATATTCGCAGATATTGTATGGCAGTTGATAGTGGCTGTCAACGTCAGACAATTCCAATTTGGTATTTTGAAAATATAATGAACATGATTCGTCAAAAATATTCAAATGCACAATTCCATATTTATTCGGTCGGAGATATTGAGTATTTTAATCCATTATTAAATCCGGATGTTGAATTACATATTAATGAAAATATTTCAACTACATTTATTCAAATGGTCTCTGCTGATGCAATTATTACGTCTCGAAGTTCGTTAAGTCATGTAGCAGGAATGCTTAGCGATGGAGAAGTATATTATATTCCATTTTGGCATCCGCCACGAAAAGAGTGGATTATAATACAATAAAATTTTATATAAAGGTTTTAAAATATTTATTATAAATGGAAAACAGTTGTATTCTATGTGCAGAACAATTAATTGGAAAAGTAGAAACAATTCTTTTTCTTTGTTCAAAATATGATACCGTTTATATAAAAAAAACCGAAGAAAATGAAATCCGGCAAATTTTGTCAAATTCTAATATATTTTTTTTTACAGATGACCCCCCTTCTTGTCTCATAATTAATCTGGATGAAACAACATTTGAAATTCCAGAAAAGTTTAAATTTGAACCAATTTATTATACTGCTGGTGGAATGTTGGGGGATTTAATTTTACAACTATCCATTGTTTGCGAAATGTTTTACAAAACAGGTCGAAAAGGCATTGTAACTTTGTCCGAAGATATGCATCGGTTTCGACGTGGTCTTGAATCTACATACAATGATATTCAATCCATTGTAAAATCTCAGCCATATATTGAAGACTTGCAAATCAATAAACCAACAAAATGTGATATTAATTTAAGCGAGTGGCGAAACAGCCGTTTATTATTTAAAACAACATGGTTTGGTTTATTTTTACAAGAATATGGTGTTCATTTTGGCAAACACAAATGGATTTATACAAAAAACGTGGAACAATGGAATATCAAAATTATTATTCATATAAGTCAATACCGGTTTCCAAGAAATTTAAATTATCATAACATTGTTCAACATTTTGGAATAGAAAATATAGTATTTTTGAATATGGAAGACACTGATTTAAACTATTTTGTAAATCGAACAGGCATATCAATTCCAACAATTTATAAACCGAGTTCTTTTGAAGAACTTTGCACAATTATAAACTCGTGTAAATTATTTGTGGGAGCTTTATCGATGCCGCTTACCATTGCACATGCAACTTATGCAAACCGAGTTGTTGGACTATGTGGAAACCCAAATGATGATATAATGAATATTGGTTTACAAAATTATATGCCAAATATTATTTTTGAAGTATAGAAAGGGAACCAAGGTTCCCTTTTAATCCCTCCTTTTAATCCCTCCTTTTAATCCCTCCTTTTAATCCCTCCTTTTAATCCCTCCTTTTAATCCCTCCATGTAATCCCTCCTTTTAATCCCTCCTTTTAATCCCTCCATGTAATCCCTCCTTTTAATCCCTCCTTTTAATCCCTCCTTTTAATCCCTCCTTTTAATCCCTCCTTTTAATCCCTCCTTTTAATCCCTCCTTTTAATCCCTCCTTTTAATCCCTCCTTTTAATCCCTCCATGTAATATGAGATATATTTTTATAACAATATAAAAATATATGAAGAGAAAATACAACAATGACAACACAATTTGTTCATAGCAACAACCAATCATTGCTGTGGAAAGTTATCAACAATACACAGCAGACAATTAACTACTTTGCAAATGCACCACCTGGAGAGAAAGAGAAATGGTTTCAGGCCATCATTGGTCATGTATATAATCAATACAATGGGCAAAACATTTCTCTCCGAGATATAAATAAAAGAGCCATTGATTTTATGCTGCAAAGCTTGCAAACCACGTCAGTAAAGGCACCTTCTGCGTCAGCACACCCTTCGGTCCCTTATCAGTCGGCTGCACCTTATAAGTCGGGACCTTCGGTCCCTTATCAGTCGGCTGCGTCAGCACACCCTTCGGTCCCTTATCAAACCGTAAAGAGTAGAGAACAACAATTAACCGACCAATTTTCTCGAAGACAGGCTGAATACGAATCAATGGTTAAGAAGGATGTTCCAACTCCGCATTTTACCGAAAATGTAAAAGACGAGGCAATTCTAGACCTTGGTTCTGCAGTCAAAGAATATATGAAACAGAGAGACCAAGATATTGAAATACCAAAACCGGCTGATTCGCCTACAAACGCTTCGATTATGCCTTCGGTGCCTTTAAAACTCAATCTGAATAATGCCGAACCAATTTCTCTCATGGTTGAAGAATTGCCTTTAAAAAAAGTTCAGTGGGGAGAAAACACAGAACATGTATTTGATAAAAATGAATCTATTGTAATTGATAAAAATGAATCAAACATTCTTGTAAGAATGGAAAAAGACATTTCAGAAATGAAAACAAAACTGGAAGAAATACTCGCACTTTTGCAAAAATAAAAAATTTAATTAATTTTTATATTAATTAAATTTTTTTTATTTTTTTTATTTTTTATTAATTAAATTATTATTTTTTATATTAATTAAATTTTTATACAAAATTACATATATCAATCCCACCAATCAAAGCACCCACAACATATCCATGTCCAAATGGATGATTCACATACTCTATTTTCTCCCTCAACAAATCCAACGTCAACTCCAAACACATCACACTACCTTCTTCTGTCCGTGGACCATCAAAGTCATATATTGTTATACTTTTTCCTTCTTCAAATGCCTTTTTCCAATGTAATAACATTTCCCTTTCCTTCACCAATTCAGAATACTCCTTCACATATACTTCTTTTCTTGCCGTCACATAGTCAATATCTCCCATGTGTTCAAACCCTTCAAATCTGGCACACAATATCTTCTTACCTTTACCCTTAGGATATCTTCTTTTAGGACTAGTCTGTTTTTTCCACCAATCTTTTACTTCTTTTTCATCCATACCCTCAAATATTTTACCCGATTGCCATCTCGACTCATAATTCCAATATCCTTTATACCCTCCTTCAACTGGAGTCATGGGGCTAAAATCCCTTCTATTTTTACTAGCCTTCGCTTGAGCACTAGTAACATTCACCTTAATTGAGTTTGGGTCAATGGGTTGAGCCCATTCTCCCCTCAAATTCATACTTGCAATATATATTGGCATTTTATTTACTATTTATAATTTTATACATTTATACATTACACAAAAAAAGATTTCAATTTTACAAATATATTTTTTCAATAAACAATATAATATTATAAGTCATATAATAAACAAATGATTGAAGCCCTTTTTGAAAACACCCATTACATCAATTTGGAACATCGAATCGACCGCCTTGTCCACGTAAAACAAGAACTTGCAAAAATCAACGTAGTTGGCAGCCGTTTTAACGCTATAAAACTGGCTAATGGTGCAGTTGGATGTTCCATGAGCCATTTAAAATGCCTGGAACAGGCAAAGCAAAATGGTTCGCCCTATGTGTTTGTATGCGAAGATGATATTCAGTTCTTGGACCCCACGCTTTTTCTCAAAAACCTGGGACTATTCTGCGAAACAATTAAATCGGACTGGGATGTCCTCATCATTTCCGGAAACATTTGCCCCCCCTTCCAACCAATTGGTGATTTCTGCGTCCGATTGGTAAACTGTCAAACAACCACTGGCTACATTGTGCAACAACATTACTATGACACATTGATTGCCAATTACAGAGAAGGTATTACCAAGTTGTTGTCAGACCCCACAAACAAGCGCGAATATGCCATTGATATGTATTGGAAACGGTTGCAGGCAAAAGACCGCTGGTATATGATTGTCCCGCCAACTGTGGTGCAGATGGAGGGGTTTAGTGATGTGGAAGGTCGTGAAACCAATTACAAACATTTGATGACCGACATGAACAAGGAGTGGTTATTTAAGAATAACTTAGTTGTTGATAGACAGCAACCACAAATGGTTCAAATTATACAAAATTCCATGTATTCTTTTAAACCACCTGCGCAAAATTTGCAACAAAATCATATACAACAAAGTTTCAACTTGGGAATCAAACATAGGAATCAATTTGATTTAGTCAATGGTAAAATGAATATGACCAATACAAAATAAATAACAAAATAAATGATGTTTGAGTAATATATAATGCAACTTGGACAAAATATAAGAACAGAAATAAACAATGGAACACTGTCTTCTTTGAAAGCAATGCCCCAAAAAGATATCACCAGCGATGGAACCAGTAGTTTTGCAATGGGACGCAAAAATTACTATGAAACCTATGCACAAGCCCCTACAAATGCTGTATGGAAACAGAAGAAATTCATTGGCGGTAATCGAGATGCATCTTCCGTAGTTGCCAGACGTAAAACCGCGGAAATTGGTGTTGGAACAATGAACGCAAACTCTCAACTAATGTCATTTACAACCGTGAGAGATATTAATGATGGCAACAATGCATTGAGACGAGTGCGTGCAGGTGGTACCTATGTGCCCAAAACAGCCAAATCCGCAACGCTAGATGCACGCAAGTATATCTTTTAGGGGAACCTACGGTTCCCCTATGACCCCTCCCTTTAAATGGAAAGTCATAAAAAAATAAAA